TACGTTACCGAATATTCGCCTGATTTCACGATTAGTAACAAGTTCACGCTTTATGTTCTCCGTCTGCATGGTAGCGATAGTTTCGCTGTTGGAGACGTAGATGACAAATTCGTACTCGCGAAAGAGGATGGACTTTTCTACTAGCGCGCGGGCGAGGGAAGTTTTACCTAAGCCACGTGGTGCAGCGATGCATATACGCTGGTGAGGCGAGTCTATAGCATCAAGGATGCTTTTGTGTAGCGTGGACCAGGGCGTGTTGAATGCTTCAGGCAATAGCGTCTTGCCAAACACGCCAATGTTCTGGTAGCAAAGTGCCAGTATGTCTGTAAGGTCAGGCGTGAGTGTCGCTAATGCCATTAGTGAGTCCGTTCGTTTTGGTTAGAATTTAACCTAAGTTATTACGACATCACTTACGGGCCGGTCGGTCGCCCTCGACCGAGCTAAGTTAATCATCGGATACAATCAAGCCTGCTTCGCTAGCTGATGCTAAAGCGCGAATCTTGATTGCTTCAATATCATCGCGTGTGAGATGAGTACTGACTGAGGCTACTTTCTTCACTTCGCCGTAACCTGCACGGCCAAGGTGTACGCTGGCGTATTTAGCACGGATTGCGATAGGTGCTTCTACTTCGCCAGAGATTACTTCCTCAAGAAGCTTGAGTGCAACTGGTGCGAACTCGTTGATGCGAGCGCCAATATCGATAGCTTCTGCATCGAGTGCTTGACGTAGTTGATCTAATTTACCCTTGGCAATAGGCGAGTTACGGACGTTCGAAACTGTCTGAGCTGTCACACCACAGGCGTTGGCGATATGCTCATTTGAATGGCCTAAGGCCACCATACGTAACATCTGTTCGTGGTTCTGCCATAGAGACTTTACTTCGTAATTTCTTTTTGCTACGAATCTGCGGTCGTATAGGTACTTAGGTTCGTCCATCCCAACCTCTCCTTTTTCTGAAGTGCGCTTTCCAATGAGCTTTCTTGCCCATCTTCTCTAAATGCTTAGGATTAACACAGCCTCGATTCTCGCACTTGTGATGTATTACTAAGTTATCACTTAAGTCTGGATCAACGAATAGTATATAGGATACTCTATGAGCTAATATAAATTTACCTTTAAATACAAAGCGCCCATATCCAGAAGGAAGTTTTGTTCCTGTCCATTCGTAGCAACCATTTTCAGCTGGTTGAATCTTCGCAACAAAACGTGCTACTACACTTTCGTATGTCTGTTCCATGCTAACCTCTCAAGTTAGCTCTCATTATATTAGTGTAGAAGGGCAGTGAGAAGCTGCCCGTTCGGTGATCAGCCTATCTACACTACTTGCGAGCGATTGTGTCGCTCAACAAGCTCACATTCTATTCTTTAATTATACCAGACTTCAAGGTCGATGTCAAGCGCTGCTAGCAGAATTTAAGTGGAAAAATGACGATTTCCTGAGTAAAAGTCCGTGCGAAACTAATTGGTAAATTGGCGAAAACGCCTGTCACAGCAGCTATATGAACTTAATTTTGGTGCTTGTGACGTTAGCAGCTTGACTTTTAACCGCAGATGTGATATAATCCTTGAATGAAAGGAGGATTAGTGAATTACTTAGATGAATAAAAGTTGCAGCAGTGCGGAGGTGCTTCTCCCCAGCGACGCGCAAATTGCTCCCCCCATGCCCGGGTACGCGCGCGTGCGTGAATACAGGTGCGTGCGTGCACCTGAATACGGGCGCCTGATGGCGTGCGTGCAGGCAAATGTACTTTCATCCTAGCCCTCAAAGTGCGAACACGACTTGACATCCGTGATTGCGTGTGCAACAATATAGTTGTCAGGTGCAACACGGACCTGGCGGAAATCAGGGATTGACAGAACACGGGTTCTGTGCAACAATTAAAGTAGGTGGCAGACAGGCCACGGATGCTCTTTAACAAATTTCGTGTGAGGTGTCTAATGGACACGTGCAAAGTGTGTGGCACAGACACAACTCCCTCTTATGACAGGGAAATTGTGACACTGGCAAACAAGCAAATTGTAACGATTTGTATGGACTGCCTGTATCAACTGTGGCAGCACGCAACAAAGGAATTCGCGTTCACAGAATAACCTTATAGAGGGCAGGTGCAATCCTGCCCTTACTCACACAAAGGTACACCTTGTCGTGGTGTGTGGGCTCCTGGCATGTGCCAGGTCCAACGTACCTAAAGTTCTTTCACATAATGCGCCAGGAGCGCAAGGGAGCATTTATATGCCTACCTATGAAGTCACTGAACTTCAAGTACCTGTGGACTTCACCTATCATGTCGATGGTGACAAGACCAAGGACTTGATAAAGTGCCAGGCAATGGTACATTTTCCTTCACTGGAGAAGTTACTGGCTGCAGGCGGTGAGTCTGTAACTCGCAAGATGCAGACAATTGGCCGCAAACACGGATTTCCTGTCGGTCGCAGAGTTGATGTAGACTGCGAAGGCAAATTCGTTAAAACGTCCGAGGAGAAAGCCATAGACGCCGTTATTGGTGCGAACGAAGATGAACTTGAAGCGTTAATGGAATTGGCTAAGGCGAAGCTGGCAGAGATAAAAAAGGCCACCAAACAAGCGTAAGGTGAACAAGAAACCTGGGCTAGGATGAGAACTAGCCCAACCTCACCTACACATAGTGCATAGCCTTGACGTGGCGTGTAGGCTGCTGGCATAGTGCCAGTCCAATATGCACCTGATAATATTATAAGGGGAACAAGAATGACTCACGTGTATCGGGTCACCGTACACACGGATCAAGTCAAGGATGCAGTGGTGCACTACGCACGCACACAGTTCAATAATGAACTGCCTGTGATGGTAGAATACTTTGAGGATGGTCCAAGGTACGAAATAGAAGTGGAATGCCGCCCGGAACAAATAGAGAGAATCTATGGGTTCCTGGATGGTATCTACATTCTGCAGTAACGAACTCTAATTGCACTGGGATGAGCACCAGTGCACAAAGGAACTGATATGCCTAACTGTTTTACATTAACACGCAAAAGCAATCCGGAAGCTGGCCCAGTACAATTAGCACTGATAGATGAGGAGTTGTGTGCGCATCTGGGCGTAGAGGTGCATCCGCAATACTGGGTACACGGATGGTACAATACGATAGGACTCATGTTATCTGTGGGCAAGTCCTGGGATGAAGGAAGGGAAATATTCAAGGACTCAGATGTACTATTGCCGATAATAGATTATCTCGAGGCCAATTTCATAACTGATGCCTGGGCAGAGGTAGGCCGCAGGTAACATTAACTGAGGGCTAGGGATGGGTACCTAGCCCACCTCACAAAAGGAAACTGATATGTCACAACGAGTCAATATTTCAGTGCCAGATGAGCTCTATGCTCTCATGAAGGAGAATCCTGAACTGAATTATTCCAGGATTTGCCAGAAGGCAATAGAGGCAGCCATACTTGCACGGTGGGCACAAGGGGAGCAAGATAGACTGCTCGCTCTACTGGAAGAATAACGTATATATGGCCAGGGGAGCAATCTCCTGGCCTAAAGGAACTGCATGAAAACTGAGGTACCAACGTGGCTGGTGATTGTAGGATTTCTGTGTATCCAAATTGTGTACGGATTATTGCAGTGTCATTTTAGACCGTGGGCATGCAACTAGACAAAAGGAGTTGATAATGGGACGACCTAAAGGAAGTGGCAAGCCGAAGCCATTAACCACAGCCGAGAAAGCTGCTCGCTACGATAGAATACAGCAACAAGCACGGGAGCGCAGCAGCCGGCCTAAAGTACATAGACCAACTAGTATAGACGAGTGGTCGGCTAACCTATTCATCCAGTGCTTGACGGCGACAGACGAAGATTTAACTGCATTCATAGAGCGACTAAAGAAGAACATAAGTAAGTAGACAAATGGGGCTAGCTTCGACTAGCCCCATTTTTGCGTGTACTCGCGCAAGTAATACGCCTGCCTTACCTATCAAAATGAGAATCGCTACTCTATCAAGATGATAGACGATCCTCACCTAGACAGTAACCTATCCAACTTAGACAGCACCTCAGCATATTGAGCACGAACCTTAAGCTCATAGACGCGCTCGTTAATAAACTTCTTTTTTGCACTTAGACTGGCAAAGAACCTATTGCCGGCTATGGAATTACAGCGCGTACAGCAAGGCACTAACTGAAGCAACTCAGACGGAAAAGTATAATACGGTAGCAATCGTGCCAGTGAAACTGGTAGGACGTGATCGAATGCTTTTGCCGGCGCAGAACAGTAATAACACTTAGACGGATCGCACTGAGCATAGACATAGTTATGTAAATTACTTACGCGCGGGGGCTGGGGGAAAAGTTTAGTAATGAAGCGAGGTAATGGCATGAGGATAATTCCTTCGTGTGGTTAATGTGAGTAAAATTGCTGGCGAACGTCGATTCTGAGTGTAATTATATCATACTTTAGTGTGCATGTCAAGCTTAGAATGCATGCTGTAAGCGATCTGTGGTTAGAAATTAACTATAGGAGTGAATATGGGCTTAAAATGTGGTGCTAAATGCATTTTTCGTAAGTAAATGATTGACACTTACAATGGTTCATGATATAATGTGTTCATGAGTTAAGCATGATGTCCCGTGTCAGGATGCGTGTGTAAGTGTTTATTTTCAGGTTCTCTTTCTCTACTATATATTAAAAAAATTTTTTTATAAGTAAAGATAAGAGCCCTAAATGAATACTAACAACTCGGGCATGGGAGTACTTGCTTAACACATTAACACATGAACATCTGAAAGGAATTGAGTGGAGAAGGAACGCTTACATAATAAGATAGATGATACAGTACCAGGATGGGTATATGTAATATACTATGGAATTAAAGGAGGCAAAATCTGGCATGTAGGCACGACTAGAGATTTAGATCGCAGATTAAAAGAGCACGCAGTAAGCAGAGCAAAAGAATATACTCAAGGTACCGAGTATAGAACATTAGGAATTATGTTACACGAAAACTACATAAGGAACCAATTATATGGGCTAATATATTGTAAGCAAGCAAGTACAGCATATGCTGTAGAGCAGATAATACATGCCTATCCATACAACTGGGATCATAAAGTACTAAAATGGCTAGTAGAATCATTCGGTGGCAAATGGAACGAAAGGGGAGTGAAGTGGTAAAAGAAACAGATGCTGTTGTATACTCAACTATGGACCACAGAAAGTTAGCTAGAGCTGCACTCTACATAGAAGGAACAGGTGTACACCTAAATAGTATAAGTGAAATGATACGTATAATCGAGGATACATTTGACAGCTGGCTTGATAAGAAAGGAATACCTACTATAGAATCTACTCATGAAGCAAAGAAGATACTACAGCATATGTTCAAAGCCTCTCTAAATCCTGGCGGAAGAAAGGGTAAAACATTACTCGAGAATCTACAGAAAGATGAAGAACTAATGTTCCATGAACCTGACAAAGTAAACGGCCTTGATATAGCAGAAGCTCGTACTATATTACAAAGAGCAGGATATATAGCTAAACCAGAGCCAACTCCTGAACAACGCGCCGAAATAGATAGGCAAATAAAGATAGGACAAGAATCATACGTACCAGAAGCGCCATTAACACCGCTGCAAGCAGCAAGGCATAAAGCTATAGCTGAGGTAACTAGAAGTAAAATTGAAGAGAGCCAACAACTTGCTGCACAATTCAAGACTGATAAACCAAAGGAGCCACACAACGAAAGGATAAAACGTATACTAGAACTATCGCAGAAAGCAATAACTGATGACGAAGCACTCAGAATACTAGTCGACATAATATAAGGAGGAATAACTAGCCATGAATCGCTCTAATGACGAAAGGCTGCTGGACCTTCGTACATTAGTACGCCAAAGGTTTGAGCGGGATTTACAGTCACTACGTGACATCTCAGCTAGTAAACCTGAGCTGTCACTAAATGACCTA